GAAAATAAACCTCGAAGATGATTAGCTCAACGAAATTCCTAAAACCATTACCAAATGGACCAGGTTTTACGTTTAATTATCAACCCTCACGCATCGACCGGAATGCTTTGTTCGCTATGAACAGAGTGTTTGATCCAGAAAAGGTTGGGCAAGTGAGAACAAAATACCATCGCGCTAAACTGAATATAGTTGACCTTAGGGCTGACTTGATGCAGTATGGATGCGAAAAGGTAGGTAGATTGCAGGATGACGCATATTATGCAATCTTCGAAAGTGTGGACAGAGATGTTTTTGGAGACATCAAAGTGATACCTTTAACGCATGGCGCTGTTGCAGCAAATCCAGATTTGCCAAGACAGAAATCGCCAGGTATTCCGCTTAAACAGCAGGGATATGCGACAAAAGGAGAGGCACTTGATGACCCGCAAGTACTACACAGTATAAGGAAACAGTGGTACGACATCGAAAGACACGCAGATGTAACTTTGCCAGATGTGGCGTGTTACGCTAGAGCTCAGATTTGTAGCAGAGATAAGAACAAAATACGGGCTACTTGGGGATATCCGTTAACGGTTTATCTCACAGAGGGTCAGTACTTCTATCCACTACTTGATGCTCTTAAAAACAAGGCTAAACCAAAAGTCGCTTATGGAATTGAAATTGGCACAGGAGGCATGCATTTCATAAATGACATGGTTAGGGCCCACGCAGGACAAAATCTGCTCGTAGGAGATTGGTCTAGATTTGACAAAACTATACCCGCTTGGTTAATTCGCGACGCGTTTAAGATGGTGATGAGGCACTTAGACTTCACCCAGGTACGCTGCGTAGAAGGCAAGCTGTGGCCAGTTAGAGAGACCAAGTCAAAGATACGATTCAAGAGATTAGTATCATATTTCATTGACACTCCGATACAGATGAGTTCCGGTGAAAGGTTTCTGAAACACGGAGGCGTTCCGTCAGGATCCTGTTGGACGAACTTAATAGACGGTATCATAAACGCTATTGTTACTAGGTGGCTGGT